TCAAGACGAAATGACAATCCTACAAAACAAATTTCAAAAAGAGTATGGTACTGTTGATATAAATATTATGGACGGAACTATAAACTACACTGAGGATGGACAAGCTAATTAGGAAGATAACTATAGGGAAGGATTACAAGAATGACGCCATGCACTATGCCGTGGGGCAAGAGGTATATGGTGGACACACTATATGTGATATTGTAGAAGAAAAAGATAAATTTTCTATTTATATAAAGAAAAACAACGAGATTCTACCCTGGAAAGACTTTAACAAAAATATGGCAGTATCTGTCGAATATAACTTAGAATATTAAATATGTGTATACCTTGTCCAATATGTATTACGACAGCCCTTATAGTAACTCTTGGTATTTATAAAGTAAAAAAGAAGTGAGAAGTGTTTACAACTTTGTTGTAAAGCCAAAAGGAGAAAGATATAACAATACTAAAAAACTAGATGGTGGAGAGTTAATACTTAACACGGAGATATTCAACCACCAATATGTTAATAGAGAAGCTATTGTAATATCAACACCTATTATTGGTAATACGGATATAAAACCAGGAGACACGGTCGTGGTGCATCATAACGTATTTCGAAGATGGCACAACGTGAAGGGTATTGAAAAAAACAGCAGGAGTTATTTTAATGAAGACACTTACTTTGTAAACAACGATCAAATATTTTTGTATAAGAAAGGTGATGAGTGGACAGCTCCAAAAGGATATTGCTTTGTAATACCGTTAAAAGCTAAAAATCTTCTCAACACAGACGTGGAGAAACCTTTACAAGGCATAGTTAAATACTCTGATGGTACTGTTAAAAAAAACGAGCTTGTAGGTTTTAGCCCTGATTCTGAATACGAGTTCATTATCGATGGGGAGAGGTTATATCGAATTTTATCTAATTTTATTACTATTAAATATGAACATCAAGGAAACGAAGAGGAATATAATCCAAGCTGGGCACAAGGCTGTTGAAGAACTGATTAAAGTAGCTAAAGAAGCAATCGTTGATTCAGACGATGATATATCAGCAGATAGGCTAAAAAATGCAGCAGCTACTAAAAAACTAGCTATATTTGACGCATTTGAAATACTTAACAGAATCCAAGAGGAAGAAAACTTACTCGAAAACAAAGCACCTGAAGAGAGAAAGGAAAAAGTCTTTAAAGGATTCGCAGAAGGTAGATCTAAATAATGTACAAGCAAAGTTTAGTTAAAGTAATTGAGCCAATAAAGAAAACCACACTTAGTAGGCTTAATAAGGGTAAGAAGTGGAAACACGGCTACAACAAAGAGCATGATATAATTATTCTATCTAAGAACGGTCAAATAGGCGAGATACTAGAAATACAAAATTTAAAAATCGCACTACCCAAGCCACCAAAAAAAATTTTTAAGCACGAAAAAAATAAGTGGGTAAAGCTCGATCAACCTAAAGAGTTGTCTCGTTTAAAAAATATTTTTGATTGGAAAAATTATCCCGAAGAAAAAAAAGATCAGTGGTATGATTATATAGATGAGGAGTTTAAAAGAAGAGACGAAGGTTTTTGGTTTATAAATAACGGAAAACAAACTTATATAACAGGTGCACATTACATGTACTTACAGTGGAGCAAGATAGATGTTGGAGCTCCTGATTTTAGAGAAGCTAATAGGTTGTTTTTTTTATTTTGGGAAGCGTGTAAGGTTGACAGTAGGTGTTATGGTATGTGTTATCTTAAAAATAGACGTTCTGGATTTTCTTTTATGTCGTCAGCAGAAACAGTTAATTTAGCAACATTAGCAAGTGATAGTAGATATGGTATACTTTCAAAAAGTGGTTCAGATGCAAAGAAAATGTTTACCGACAAAGTTGTTCCTATATCAATTAATTATCCTTTCTTTTTTAAACCTATTCAAGATGGTATGGATAGACCAAAGTCAGAGTTAGCATATAGAGTTCCAGCTAGTAAGTTTACAAGGAAAAAGATGTCAGCCACAGATGGTATGGAGGAAATCGAAGGTTTAGATACAACGATTGACTGGAAAAATACTGGAGACAATAGTTATGATGGTGAGAAGTTAGCATTACTAGTGCACGATGAGAGTGGTAAATGGGAGAGACCGGATAATATTTTAAATAACTGGAGAGTTACAAAAACGTGTTTACGATTAGGTAGTAGAATTATAGGTAAGTGCATGATGGGCTCAACTTCAAACGCTTTAGATAAAGGTGGTGGTAATTTTAAAAAATTATACAATGCTTCAGACGTTACAAAAAGAAACAAAAATGGACAGACAAAGTCTGGTTTATATTCTCTTTTTATCCCAATGGAGTGGAACTACGAAGGGTTTATTGATGAATACGGAGATCCAGTTTTTGATAGTCCGAGTAATGATGTGCTCGACCCACATGGTGAACTGATAGATATTGGGATAGTGGAACACTGGGAGAACGAGGCTGATGGGTTGAAGGATGATCACGACGCGTTAAATGAGTTTTATCGTCAGTTTCCAAGAACTACAGAGCACGCGTTTAGAGATGAGACAAGAAATAGTATTTTTAATCTCGTTAAATTATACGAGCAAATAGATTGCAANGAAGGCATGGGGAGTTCAGCTGTTATTACAACCGGTAATTTCCAATGGGAGAATGGGGTTAAAGATTCAAAAGTAATATTTTATCCAGACATGAAAGGTAGGTTTAAGGTTAGTTGGGTACCACCTTTGCACATTCAAAACCGCATGATTTTAAAAAACGGGTTAAAATATCCTGGCAATGATCACATAGGAGCTTTTGGTTGTGATAGTTACGATATATCAGGTACGGTAGACGGGAGAGGTTCAAACGGAGCTCTGCACGGTTTGACAAAGTTCTCTATGGAGGATGCTCCTCCTAGCCAGTTCTTTTTAGAATACATAGCTAGACCAGCAACAGCTGAGATGTTCTTTGAGGACGTTTTAATGGCTTTAGTATTTTATGGGATGCCTATACTCGCAGAAAATAATAAACCTCGTCTATTGTATTATTTAAGACGAAGAGGATATAGAGGGTTTAGTATGAACAGACCTGATAAAATATGGAACAAATTATCTGTAGCGGAAAAAGAAGTTGGCGGAATACCCAACTCTAGCGAGGATATAAAACAAGCTCACGCAGCGGCAATTGAAATGTACATACAGAGTCACGTAGGATTAAAGGCTGACGGGCAGTATGGTAGCATGTACTTCAATAGGACTTTAAACGATTGGGCGAGATTTGATATAAACAAAAGAACGAAGTTTGATGCTGCTATAAGTTCTGGTTTAGCTATAATGGCTTGCAATAGACATTTGTATGCTCCTAACGCTAAGGTAGAAAAACCAAAATTAAATTTAAATATCGCAAGGTATTCAAATACAGGAACATCATCAACAATAATTAAAAAATAAATATGAGTCAATTTCCAAGTCAAGTAGTTAGCGATATAGAGAAGTCAACGGGTGAGTATGGCTTAAAGGTTGCTAGGGCTATCGAGAGCGAGTGGTTCAACTCTACTGGATATAAAAATAGGTTCTTGGGTAATATAAATAATTTTCATAGATTACGTTTATATGCTAGAGGAGAACAGTCAATACAGAAATACAAAGATGAATTATCTATTAACGGTGATTTATCTTACTTAAATTTAGATTGGAAGCCAGTTCCAATTATACCAAAATTTGTGGACATAGTTGTGAATGGTATGGCTGAGAGAATGTTCGATGTGAAGGCGTACTCACAGGATCCATTCGGAGTAGAAAAGAGAACGAAGTACATGGAGTCTATAATGAAAGACATGAGAACAAAAGAGTTTAATGACATGGCTCAAAACCTCATGAACATGGACTTGTATGAAAACAAGAAAGAGGATTTACCAGAAACAGAAGATGAATTGGCTTTGCATATGCAGCTAACGTACAAGCAAGCCGTTGAGATAGCTGAGGAGCAAGCTATAAATGTTTTACTGGAAGGGAGTAAATATGAGTTGACTAAAAAGCGTTTGTATTATGACTTAACGGTTTTGGGTATTGCTGCAGCAAAAACTTCTTTTAACACAGCTAAAGGTGTTACCGTAGAATATGTTGATCCAGCTAATCTAGTTTATTCTTATACTGACTCTCCTTATTTTGATGATATTTATTATGTTGGTGAGGTAAAGAATATTCCGGTAAATGAGTTGATTCGAGAATTCCCAGAGCTTACGGAGTCTGAGCTAGAAGATATATTTAAGAGTAATCACAAGTCTAGTTGGATGCGAAGAGGAAATGTTGAGCGGGATGACGATGACTCTATGAAGGTGGAGGTTTTATATTTTAATTATAAAACATATATCCATGAAGTTTATAAAGTGAAAGAAACCGGAAGCGGTGGTAGCAAAGCAATACCTAAAGACGATTCATTCAATCCACCAGAAAATAAAGAAGGGGAGTTTGGTAAGTTAGGTAGAAAAATAGAATGTTTATACGAGGGCGCTATGATTCTTGGTACTGAAAAATTACTTAAGTGGGAAAAGGCAAGCAATATGATGCGTCCAAAAAGTGATTTTACAAAAGTAAAAATGAATTATTCTATTTGCGCTCCTAGGATGTACAATGGAAAAATAGAATCTTTAGTTAGCAGGATAACCGGATTTGCTGACATGATACAGTTAACGCACTTAAAACTTCAACAAGTAATGTCTAGAATGGTTCCGGATGGAATCTACTTAGATGCTGATGGTTTGGCTGAGATAGATCTAGGTAATGGAACTAACTATAACCCACAAGAAGCTTTAAATATGTTCTTTCAGACTGGTTCTATTATTGGTAGATCTTATACAGCTGATGGAGACCAGAACGCTGGTAAAATACCTATTCAAGAAATATCCGGTGGTGGTGGTACTAAAATGCAAAGTTTAATCGGTACATACAACTACTATTTACAAATGATAAGGGATACAACCGGATTAAACGAAGCTAGAGACGCTGCAACTCCAGATGCTAAGACTTTAGTTGGAGTTCAAAAATTAGCAGCAGCAAACTCTAATACTGCCACAAGACATATTTTAAATTCAGGGTTATTTATATCATCCGACGTGTGTGAAGCGTTGTCTCTGCGAATATCTGATATCATAGAGTATTCACCCACTAAAAACGCTTTCATACAAGCTATTGGTGCTCATAACGTAGCTACATTAGAAGAGATGGCTGATTTACACTTGTATGATTTTGGAATATTTTTAGACTTATCACCAGATGAAGAGCAGCAAGCAATGTTAGAGAATAATATACAGGTCGCTTTATCTCAACAAAGCATAGAGTTAGAAGACGCTATAGATTTACGAGATATAAAAAATGTCAAATTAGCAAATCAACTTCTTAAGATACGTAGAAAGAAAAAGCAAAAGAGAGACCAAGAGATACAACAGGAAAACATGAAGGCTCAGGCAGACGCAAATGCCCAACAACAACAAGCCGCTACTCAAGCTGAACTGCAAAAACAACAAGCTTTAGTTCAAAGTGAAATACAGGTTGAACAAGCTAAAGGTCAAATAAAACAACAAACTCTACAAGTGGAAGCTGAGGTTAAAAGAACTTTAATGGATCACGAGTTTGAAATCAACATGAAGTTAAAAAGGATGGATGTTGAAACTACTAAAGAAAAAGATGCAGTAAAAGAAGATAGACAGGACAGTAGGTCTGAAATGCAAGGCCAACAACAAGAACGTCTTGTAGAGAAAAGAGAACAAGTAAAAGAAAAACCATTTGAATCATCTGGAAATGATGTTTTAGGTGGCGGTATGAGGTTGGGTGCATTCGAACCTAAATAGGAAAATTTATTAATTATTATATTTTATTATGGCAAAAGAGAAAAAAGAAGAAGCGGTTGTTGAGGAAACATCGCAGGTTGTAGAACAACCAAAAGTTGAAGAAACTGTTGACGAGGTTAAGGTTAAGAAAAAACCTTCAATGAAAAAATTTATAGAACCCGATGACAATGTTACTAAAGTTGATTTGTCTAGCTTAGTAGAAAAAGCAGAGGATATTGTCAAAGTGGATCTTACAAACCCACCAGTAGAAGAGATAGTACCAGTAGAAGAAGTTAAACCTGTGGATGTTGTCGATGCTCCTTTGTTGGAGGAGATAACGAACGAAGTAGAAGAGGTTGCCGAGGTAGTGGAAAAAGAAATTATACAATCTTTAGAAACAAACAAAGATTTACCAGAGGGAGTTCAAAAGCTAATGACATTCATGGACGAAACAGGTGGAGACTTAAAAGACTACGTAAGCTTAAATAGAGACTACTCTGATATGGACAACCAGAGTCTATTAAAAGAATATTATAAAAAAACAAAATCACATCTAGACAACGATGAAATTGAATTCCTAATGGAAGATAATTTTTCATTTGACGAGGAGATGGATGATGATAGAGAAATTAAAAGAAAAAAATTAGCGCTTAAAGAGCAAGTTGCCAGCGCTAAAAGCCACTTGGACGGGCTAAAGTCCAAATACTATGAAGACATCAAAGCTGGGAGTAAGTTAACTTCCGATCAACAAAAAGCAATTGATTTCTTTAATAGACACAACAAGAAGTCGGAGGAGAATCAAAAAGTAGCAGAAAAAGCTAAATCAACATTCTTAAATAAAACAGACCAAGTGTTCGGTGATAAATTCAAAGGTTTTGAGTTTAACGTTGGGGACAAGAAGTTTAGGTTCAATGTTAAGGATGCAGATCAAGTAAAGACGACACAGAGCGACATTAACAACTTTGTAGGAAAGTTTCTGAACGAAGAAAATTTAATGGAAGACGCTAGTGGATATCATAAGTCTTTATTTACAGCTATGAATTCTGATGCTATCGCTAATCACTTTTACGAACAAGGTAAAGCTGACGCTTTAAAAGATAGTGTAGCTAAATCTAAAAATATCAGTATGGACCCTCGTCAGTCATATAATGGGGAGATAAGTTCAAGTGGTGTTAAAGCAAGGGTATTAGGGGATGATACATCCAACTTCAAATTTAAAATTAAAAAGAATAAATAATTAAAACAATTTAAAAAATGGCAAACTTAAATCCTGGAGCACAACTGAATTCAGTTCCCGCTCCAGCTAAACAAACGCTCTCAAGCGCATACATCGACTTCGCGTCGACAGGTGGTGCTTCATGGGCACAACAATACCTACCGGACTTGATGGAGAAAGAAGCAGAAGTTTTTGGAAACAGAACTGTTGCTGGTTTCTTATCACAAGTAGGTGCAGAAGAAGCAATGGCTTCTGATCAAGTAGTATGGTCTGAGCAAGGTAGATTACATTTATCTTACGCTGCAACTATAGAAAATGCAGCTAATAATAAAATTTTAATGACGACTGCTAATCACGCTATTAGAGTTGGAGATACTATAGTGGTATCAACAGCTACTGAAACGGCTAAGTGTTATGTATCAGCTATCGATCAAGATTCTGCTGCTAGTGGTACTGATAAATTAGTAATCCTAGCTCAACCTTATGCTGCCGCTAATTTGGCTGCTACTGGTGTTGGCATGGGTAATTCAGATGTAATAAACGTATTCGTTTATGGTTCTGAGTTCTCGAAAGGGACTAACGGTAGAGCTGGTGCAAATACTCCTGGTTTCAAATCATTCGCTAACACACCAATTATCTTAAAAGATAAGTATGAAGTTTCAGGTTCTGATGCTTCACAAATTGGATGGGTTGAAGTTTCTGGTGAAGATGGACAATCTGGATATTTATGGTACTTAAAAGCTGAAGGTGATACAAGAGCTAGATTTACTGATTACTTAGAAATGAGTATGGTTGAAGCTGAAAAAGCGGTTGGATCTTCTGGCGCTGAAGCTGCTGGAGTAAAAGGTACTGAAGGTTTATTTGCAGCTATCACTGATAGAGGTAATATCACAACTGAAGTATCTGCTCTTGCTGATTTTGATAACATCTTAAAAGAGTTTGATAAGCAAGGTGCAATTGAAGAAAACATGATGTTCCTGAATAGAGCACAGTCTCTAGGGATTGATAACATGTTAGCTGGTATTGGTGAAACAGCTGGTGCTGGTGCTTATTATGGCGGTGGTTCTTCTTACGGAGTTTTCGACAACGAAGAAGACATGGCTTTAAACTTAGGCTTCAACGGCTTTAGACGTGGATCTTATGATTTCTACAAAACTGACTGGAAATACTTAAATGACTCAACTACAAGAGGTGGTGCAATCGACGCAGCAAATGGTACTACTTCTGATGGTTTAGGTGGTATATTCGGTGTTATCGTTCCTGCTGGAGTTTCTTCAGTATATGACGAGCAGTTAGGAAAGAATCTTAAGAGACCTTTCTTACACGTTAGATACAGAGCTTCTCAAATGGAAGATAGAAAAATGAAGACATGGACTACTGGTTCTGTTGGAGCTTCTACTTCTGACTTAGATGCGATGGAAATGCACTTCTTATCTGAGAGATGTTTAGTTGTTCAAGGTGCGAATAACTTTATGTTAATCAAAGGTGGTACAGCGTAGTCTCAATTATTAAAACCGTCCCCTGAAATACGGGGATGGTTTTTATTTATTAATTTTATTATATATTATATTATGGAAAAAACAAAAAACGTAGCAAAACAAGATACTTGGGAAATTAAAGATCGAGTATATTTTTTAAAAGATGGGCTGTCTCCGCTGTCTCATAAAATACCTTCTAAGAACATTTATTGGTTTGATGAGGAAAAAGGATACGAGAGAGAACTAGCTTTAACTACTAATCAAAAAACGATTTTCGTTGACGAGTTTAAAGGTGAGGCGAGGGTTGCACAAGTAATCTTTAGAGATGGGACTTTAAAAGTACCAAAAAACAAAGTGGTTTTACAAAAATTACTATCTTTGTACCACCCATTAAGAAACAGTTTGTTTAGTGAGTTAGATACTGTTAAAAAAGCAGAAACTCATTTAGATTGGTTGGAGTTTGAAATAGCGGCTATGAATGCGGCAAATAACTTAGATGTTGACATGATGGAAGCAGTCTTGAGAGTAGAAGTTGGATCTAAGGTGTCTGACATGACTTCTAAGGAGATTAAAAGAGATTTGTTGTTGTATGCTAAGAGAAACCCTAAACTGTTTCTAGAGTTAGTTACTGATGACAATGTTCAGCTTAGGAATTTTGGTATTAAGGCTTCCGAGGCTGGTATTATAAAACTATCTCAAGATCAAAGAACGTTCCAATGGGCGAGTAATGGTAGAAAGTTAATGACCATCCCATTTGACGAGCATCCATATTCAGCTTTAGCCGCTTGGTTTAAAACTGACGAAGGAATGGAGATTTACTCAACAATAGAAAAACGATTAAAATAATTAATCACTTATAGTAGAGCAGCCACTCTTCTGGGGTGGTTGCATTACTATAAATAAAAAGACATTATGGCTATAAACGTAGATACAGTATATCAGAGAGTTTTGGCGCTAGCCAATAAAGAACAAAGAGGGTATATAACACCTCAAGAGTTTAATCTATTAGCCAATCAGGCTGAGATGGAAATATTTGAACAATATTTTTACGATCTCAATAAAAGGGAGAGATTAGAACCAATTATAGAAGACGAGACTGAGCAATCAGATCTAGCTGAACTAATCAATAAAAAACTAAAACCCTTTACTTCAATTGCTACCGTTACAGGTGGCACAACATTCCCAACAAATTATCAAACAGGAAAAATATTCTACAACAGTAGGATTTGTCGTAAGGTAGATCTTAATGAAATTCAAAGATTCGGCCTTTCACAAAGACATACTGGTGGGATAGATCCAGTGTATGCAGAGAGTTATACTAATGGACAGGATATAATTGTAAACTCTCCAACGGGAACAGTAACATCGGGTGTAACGTGTGAAGTTATAGCAAGTCCATTAGGCACTGTAGCTTGGGGCTATGTAGTTGTTAATGAAAAAGCGCTATATAACTCTAACACCTCAGTAAACTTCCAACTACACGCGTCAGAGGAAACAAACTTAGTTTATAAAATATTAGAGAATTCAGGGGTAGTAATAAACAAACCTGGATTAATAACAGTGGGACAGCAAAAACAAGTTAGTAGTAATCAAATAAAAGCACAATAATGGCGATATTAGTAAATTCAGAACAAGCTTATTACGGAACAAGCGGAGATCACGGGTCATATCAATTCCTAAACCTAACAGAAGCTATAGATTCTTTTAGAGCGGCTTATGTTGGTAAGGGTAAAATATGTGAGGATGTGCTAGATCAAGATATAACTTTTCACGCTTTACGAGCTATGCAAGAGCTTAGCTTTGATACTCTAAAATCAGTGAAAGACTGGGAGGTTATTGTGCCACCAAAATTAAATCTAGTAATGCCAGCTGATTATGTGAACTATGTAAAATTATCTTGGAGTGACAGCAGTGGTGTTGAACATGTAATATACCCTACATCTAAATCTTCTAACCCAAAAGATATTACAGAAACTGTAGAATCGTGGGGAGGGTTTACTATATCTGGAGCTTCAGATGACTTAGCGTCAGATGAGGCATCAAAGACCATGGTCGACTTTAAATCTGCAACGCCCATACAAGATCAAGATTCATATGACGATCAAACTTACAATGGCGCTTTGGGGCAACGATTCGGTATAGACCCACAACACGCACAGGTCAATGGATCTTTCTTTATAGATGAGAGCGCTGGGAAATTTCACTTCTCATCGAACTTAATCGGAAAAACACTAATCTTAAAATATATTAGCGATGGTCTAGTTACAAATGCAGCTAACACTGCTTTAGTGCTAGATGATATACTTTTACATAAGT